CTCCATTAATCATCGCCATCGACGCACTAGCATGCTAGCGCGACGACGTGTGTATGTACTGGAACTGAAAGGACTGAAGTCGAAGTCTAAAGACAACCCTTCAGTCTGCGTTGACGGTTCTTGGCGGTTGGTAATAGCAGCATACTTAGTCTTGCGACTAGGTTTTCTGTTATTAACGTTAGCTTTTTCGGCAAAATACCGAAGAAGCTGACTCCATCCATTAAGAACATGATTGACGGCAACTGACTTGACGTCCCAAACCAAGTACTGAAGTTTTTGAAGCTTCGTATTTGACTTTGAGCGTATAGGTCGTTGGTGCTCAGTAACTGCAATCAGACTAGGACATGGCAAAGCCATGTCTTTCGTCGGAATCCCTCCATACAAATGGCAGAGATGCTCTACGATGCAATCGTAGACGTTGTAGTAACCCCTAGAATAGAAGGAGTTGGCGTAAGCCACCCAACTAGTATAGGAGCCAGGCGAACGGGTTGATGACCAGACTGTCCGTAAACGGACAGGAGTGACATCCTTGCCTTTGAAGGCATCCATGCCACATGACTCTCTAAAGAGTCCACTGATGCAACTCTTATCACGGTTTATTTTTAAACCAAATGATTCGAGTTGTTCCATAGCGTCGACGGCGTAAGCCGTTGGGACTATGACATCATCCCCATACACGTAAATACGCTCTCGCGTATATGCGTCGGGTGCTGCGGCCGCGAGGATAGACCAAATAGTTAGCGCCATAATTGGAAAGCATAAACAGCTTCCCATAGGTGCAAACTTCTTTAGTTCTATTTCCTTGCCATCCGGCAGCACGGTAGATGAACTCCTACAAGCCATCAGGTACTCATATATATGAGGCGGATAGAGTAGGCGAACCAGAACAGAAGAAACACGATCACTGGCCTCATTGAGGTCAAGGGTCGCGTACTTACCCGCAATGGACCCGATAAGGGCACCATTACGGTTAGGCTGCTGTTCTGTGAAGAACACATTATCCCTCGTGAGAGGGTGGTGTTCCAACAACTCCACGATAGCCCCACCTAATCCTTGTTGAATCCATTGATAATCAACGGGTTCACAAGATATTAGGCGAGGGCCACGAGAGTCCTTCGGAACGAGTATTACTCGTGCCGGTAGGCTCTTTTCCTTAATAGTATTAACTATTAAATGAATCACAGACATGTCCGAGAGACGCGTAAAAATACTCGTCTAAAGGATATTTCTCTGTGATCTTCGCCGAGACATTAGTCCACACGTACTTCTCCCAGAGTTTTTGCTTTGTAGCAACAGCTCCAGGGCCGTGACGTGGGGTGATGTCTTTCGGGTCAAAACGAGAAAAGACGTCCGATAAAAGACGTCTAGCCTCGCGCGCTACCTTTAACTGCGAATCAGTTTTAAACCTGAGACGCCGATTATGGGTAGTTTTGTCAAGAGCAGACTCGAGTTCTTCAAGTCTACAGTTAACGGAGGATAAGTCGTCTTCGGTTTTGATAAACCGATCGACAACTTGTTGTTCTTGTTCAACTGTATAAGACAATTCATATTTGTAATAAACAAGTAAGAATTGTCGAATAGCTTCGACGCTCTGCTCACATGGAACGGGAAGGAGTGCACCGTTTGGTTGGAATACACGACTAAACAGCTCACCGAAAAGTTTCGGCAGCTGACTGTTGGGCATCGGTTCAAACCGAAGCTCAACTGCGTTTAGACGTGGACCTCCTGCAAGAGCCTTATCAAAGGCCTTGCCCAAACGTGGCAAAGTTTTCGTTAGAAAACTTATTCCTTCCTGCTCTGTGCGCCTTAAGACCTTAGTAAGGGTCTTTCGACGTGCAGAGATGTTAAACATTGTTCCACATGACGTGAAGACGTCGTGAAGCAATGCTGCGATGATTTTACTGTCATCTAGGCTTTTAGAAGGGACCATATGGTAACCTTTCCTAGAGCCAAGCATACACTTCACGATCCTTTGAACTCTCAAACCAAAGATAAACCTGTTAATGAATAACAAGCAAATCAATGCGTCCTTCGCACCTAGCGTGCCTAACGGAGAAACTCCAAAAGCTTTAGGCTTCAAGAGGATCTTCGCTATCGTCGGCTATGTGCCTACGTTACATCCGAGCCCCAATGTAATTGGGGACTTTGTAGGTGATATACTATTACCAGTCAACGATGCAGATGGAATAGCCACGGAGGTCCTTTTAGGACCTGCGCAGTTAAACCGTCTCGCCATTGGCAGTGATAGTGTCATCTACTCAGTATATCAGTAGTAACGAACGGACAACGCACCAAACAAACAACACAAGCTGGCGGACTTAAAGTCCGCCAGCCCTGCTGTATGAGAGAAGTGCCTTATTTGGCCAAGATAGCAGCGGCCGGCTTCACAGCCGGTACCGTACTATCAGGGCTCAAAGAAGCATCTTGAACATGCAGTTTGAGATCTCTGATCGAGCATCCGTCGAACGCCAACAAGGCTTCAATCGCAGCAATGCGAATGAGGTTCTTGGTGACAAGTCGACGTGTTGACTCGGACAGAGGAATGCCTTGTGTCACTGTATTCATAATGAATATAGGGATAATGGTAGAGGTAGTAGGTTACGTTTCGCAACGAAATCTACAGTCCACCAGATAACAAGGCGTTCGCACCGTTACCAGTACCATCGTAGAGAATCGTCGTTGAGGCGCCTAAAGACGCCATAAACGACATTAACTCTGCGGTGACATTGGTTCCTTCAGTGATTGCAGCCATGGCTCCCACAGGGAAGTCAAGGACTGCATACGCTGAAATAGTAACAGGAGTGACGAGATCGATGGTCGAAACGATAGTTTTATCGAATCGAACAAGCGATCGGCGTCTTTTCTTGATACCATTCCCCGTCTCTTGATGACTAATCGTGAGACGGTGAGGCAACGCAGGAGTTTCCCCAATTTGGGCAAACTCGGTTGAACGAGCGGACGTGGATAGGCGACTGAATTCAACTTCAGTCCCCGCCGCATTCTTTATCTCATTGGTGTTAAGTGTATTACTTAGCATATGATGTTATTTGTTTCTAAAACCAAAGCATGGTCTTGGAATTACTTCCAAGAGCCCATCTTCGGATGCCTGTGCCGTCTTCGTGATATCACGAGGGCTGCACCGAGACTGAACTCAGTTGGGTTCAGCCCACTCGATGTTATCGAGCTCGCAGAAGGCAGTCCCACAGACCTCTTGTAAGAAGTCTCTGTGACAACCGGGTGCGTGATACTCTGAATGTAAGAACCGGGTAAACCGGTTCCAGGATAATATTTCGGACTAACTATCTTGCTAGTCACGTATATTCGCCTGGATCTCTTGACACTCCATGAGTATTGCATTATGTTTATCTGTGGGTCCATGTTACCACTCCTTTGTTCGCCTAGCCATTGGCCTACGCCAACGAGCCAGTCGACTACAAAGGACCAGGGAATGGCGTTCCAGATGATCTCAGGGTTAAGGTTAACCCCAAGACTGTCTAGTAAGCCAAGCACTCGAGCATGCTCGAGCTGGTATGCACTATAATGATAATTATATTGCAATTGGGCATGGAACTGTGAAGCATCACTGATAGTTATCCGTGAGTTAAAGGCCACTGAGTTGCCGGATTGGAACTGTCCGCCTGGTAAGGCGTAAGCTCCAACTCCTCGACCCAATGGTTCTTGTTCTTCGGTGGAACTATCAGCAGGCAGGTTCTTACTAAAGTGAGAAACCTGCAGCTTCCCCGCACGAGAGATGAGAGCGTTCAAACGCTTCTCAGTCTGCGCGACGGCAAGGTAAATAGCCTTGACGTCAGATATAAGTGGATTGATGTTGAACTTCATTTGAAGATAAACATCAGCTGCCACTTGGAGTATATGCCAAACATTCCGAAATTTGCGATACCTTCGTAGCGCTCCTCTCGGTAGTTTAAGTATATTCTTTATGGTACCTTTGAGTGATTTAAAGTCCTTCAGCTCAATAGCTGAATTGACTGTAGATAACTTGGGACGCAATAGTGGTAGCATGCTTCACAATGAAGCATCTATCATCTCATTGAGCCCACTAGGATCGGTAATGAAACCGGTAGTTCTAGCAGAAGGAACATAAAACGGCGTAAGGCCATCAGTCATGAGGCCAGCCGCTCCGAATACCGCACTAGAATACAGCATGAATGGACCACCAGCATTGTCGTTCCACGCGTTTTCAAAGTTTTGAAAAAGCGGGCGAACAGTGATGATGGCGCCGCCGAGTCCTCCATTACCAGGATCACATTGCACTTTATAGTGCTCAAATGAGTTCCAGGTTTTGCGAGATCCCGTAATCAAAGGAGAGCGTACTTCGAGAAACCTCAAATACTGAGGTTGCTCCATGTAGCCATTCCAATGATCAAGGCCACCGCCAAAAGCAGGTTCGTTAAAACTAACGGTCCTAATTTGGCCAGGGTTCCATTCTTGTCTTGTTAATGGGTATTCCAACATAACTTCGCGCAGATTCATCTACGCTAGTGGAACGTTAAACATAGTTTAACTAAGGTTGGCGACCAACAGGGTCG